ATCGTTACCTTCTAATGCTTCGAATCCAAGTCTTACTCGAGCTTCGTTCGCTGATATAATACCGCCATTTACTAGTGAAGTATAGTACTGTGACTGATCTCGTAACTCTGGTTGAAGTGCTGGAATATTGGTAGCATCTTCTTCGATTGAGTACCCAAAGAAACGACTATAAGCATAGTTAATCTTTCTGACAATAGGTAGTATAGTTTCAAGATAATACATTCGCATATTAGGGCGAATATTTGCATTATTTCCTGAATCCAACAAGATTGGTGGAACTCCTAATGCTTTTAAGATAATTTTTTCATTCTCTTCAATTGAAGACTGGAAGTCAAGTTCCTTAAAGTTTACGTTAGATACTGAGTCAATCTCGATGCCTCCATCAAGAATTAGAGGTCGTCTGCCTCCGGCATCAGGTCTATATCTAGAAGACCAGGATTGAATCATTCGCTCTTTAATTTTCTCACTAAGAGTATTCGGACTCTTTAGTACAAGACCAGGTACTGCTCCATTTTTAAAGAAGTTATCTTGAAACTTTCTCATTGAGGCTGTTAGTTGCATAGTGCGTACTGCGGGCTTCAATCGAGAAGTACCTCGGAAGATAGAGTAAAAAGAGTTTTCTTTTATATGAATAATCTCATCCGGGGTATAATCAATATCGTTATAAGTGTACTTTTCAATATAAGTTTTGGAGTCTGCGTGAATAGTTACGCTGTCGGCAGGTAAGTGATATAGGTGAGCCCCATCATAATATACAAAGATGTTGCCATCAAGAAGGTAGTCAGTAATTAAGTTTCGCTTAAACGAACTAACATCCTGAAAAGGATTGGGCTCTTTGTTTAAAAGAAGATCTACTCTAGATCTTTTTATACCCTTGCGCACTCCAGTAACTGGCTGAGGTTGAACGACAACAGGAATTTCTGCTACATCGTCAACAATCATATTCACACCACGATTTACGATCTCTAAAGTTTCGTAATATCTTTCGTAACTTTGTGTAAATTCTCGAGAGGATTCTTTTTCTTGGCCAAAGTACTGCTGTATGGGATTAAGTTTCTCCATATCCAGTTCCTTCTCTTGACGGCCTAAAAGTCTGTCATACCACGCCATGTTTCTCTCTTTGAATCTCTACCCAGTTTTTCTGCTTGTTTGCGGTGCCTAAACCTGGATTTCTTCCATAAATGGAATGTAACTGCAAATGATGCTCGTGGCAAAGAGTAACTGTATGATCGTAAAGTTCTTCTCTATGCTCTTCTATGAACTCATCTCTAAAGGATAAGATGTTCTTAGGATCTAGCTTGTTCTTGGCTACATAGTTATGAACAAGAGGGCTTAAGGTATAAAAGTGGTGAAAGTCTAGTTTTACAGTTGAACCGCAAATTCTGCACTCAGTGCCTTTTTCATAGTTATTCTTAGCCTTATCTCTTATGTATTTTACGATGTCTCTTTTTAAATCCATTTTCTAATACCAGAATTATATCGAGTTTGGGGTACCATGTCAAATACTATTTTTGATATGGTGTCATTAGAAGCCGCTGTTTGATGTCTCAAATGAGTATAGAGCGTATCTTAAAGCATCTGCCATGTGCGAAGCTTTATTATGTTTTGGCTTCTCTTTAAGGAGGTTAGGATTCGGGTCCCATTGGTACTGATCTAGAGCTGCTAGAGTTTCTTTACAGTCCTGATCAACATGCAACTTATCGTTGTCTACTATCCCTTCTACATGGGCGATTCCATCTAAAACAGACTTTTTAGCATTGTTAGTACTAATATCATAGTTTTGCGCGAAGTCAAACCGAGTTTGCTGTGCAGCAGAGTCAATAAATATGTAGTCAATATCCCACTTATCTATGAGTCTTTGTATCTCTCCTGCGTGTTGCTCGGTGGTGCGCTCTGCATCAAGATACTCGTCTACTAAATAATACTTTTCTTCATCCCAGTCATATGCGATTACACACAGAGCAGTAGGGTCTCTATATCCTACGTCAAGTCCTGCAAAGACATCCATCTTGCTCATATCCATATCTTGGAACGACCCCGTACATTCTTCGTAGTTATAGCTCCAGACCTGACCCTCGTAGGTATTAAAGTCAGCTTCATACTCTTGACGAAACTCAGCCTCAGACATACTCTTACGAGCCTCTGCTATATCTAGTTCGGACATTCGGGGATTTGATTTATAAGTGGCACGAATAGATGCCCACTCAGGAAATTCAGTATCGAAGCCTCTATGAAAAAACTCTGAGAACCAGTTGTTTTTCCCACGAGGGGTAGAAATGAAGATTGCTTTTGAATTATCTTTGTCAAGCGTGGGTCTCAGTGCCACATTAAAAGCATCCCTGCCATCGGCAAGAGCTGCTTCATCAAAAATAATCAAATCGTAGGATCTACCCACACAGGAGTCAACTTGATTGACTGACCCCATACGCACAGTAGATCCGTTCGATAGTTCTATAACTTTATCTTTTGCGTTATCTTTGACTACTTCAAGATCAAAGTGTTTAATCAGTGTTCTTTGCAAGTCGAAAGATATTTGTGACAAAGCATAGTTAGGCGACATAATTAGAATATTAGAATTAGGAATAAGAGATACTAGTTGTCCAATAATATTGGCAATATAAGTCTTTCCCTGTCTACGAGAAACAGCCGCACAGACAAATCGATACTTAGGGCTATTAATAGCATTAATAATCGCTGTCTGGGAAGGCAGTGGTGTAATACCTAGCAAGTCCAAATAAGGATCGATAGGCAACTTCAAAAACTTGTCTTCCTGTGTGTAATCACAAATATAATCAGAGATTATATCCTTGCGGCTTATTTCAATCATCTAGTCTTGTCCCATGGACCTTGTTTTGCTATACTTCCTGCAATATTCAAGCTCCGTCAATTTATCATCCTCAGCATCTTTTCTGACAGGTCGAATATTTCTTTTATATTCTTCCACATCAGAGCCCTTCCACTTACTACTTTTTGGTTGAGATTGCATAATTACCTCTTAGACATCCATGCAGATACGCCCATATAAGCGCCTACGACGCCGGCCTGAGCAATGTAAAATAATCCAAGTAGATCTGCTAAAGCAGCTACTCGGCTCTCACTTACAGCAGAGCTAAACAATATGGCACTAAAAACTATCATAGAACCCATTGCAACCCATGCCATTCTTTTTTGAGCCTCTGACTTCTCTTCTCGAAGTTCCAGCTCTAACATATCCTGTGATCGTTTAATCTCTTCGTCTGACACTACACCATCTCCATCTAAGTCAAATTGTGCATAGTGTGAATCTTTTTGTAATTTTTTCATGGTAGTAAGAAGAATAAAGCAACTGCGATTAGTATGCTCCCGATTATTAAAGTAGTAAATCCAACTAAGATTTGTTGTATTAAATGATCTCTTTCTTTGCGCTTTCTAGATAACATGGCCATTTGCTGTTTTCGGGCATGTTCTTGTTCTGCTCTAGCTTGTTGAAAGCTCTTTAGCATCTCAGGGTCTACCATAGCTAACAAATCATGTACGTCTTTCCAATGTCTCTCGTAGCTTTTCTTAATCATCGTAAGCTTGAGTAGCTCGCTCTGGCTAAGAGGATTAAAAGTACTGGACTTTCTTTTTACTTCAAATTCAGTGACTGCTTCCCCAAAATCACTGATCGTGCCCATAAGCTGCTGCATTCCCTCCCCAGTTTCATTAGCTTTTTGTATAAGGCCATTTATCTGCGACAGAATAGTGCTCGCCATCATTACTGATTCTATAACCATGGTCTACCACTTTACTTTGTCCGCCCAATACGCTGCGGACATCTTGCCCTTTGCAATATTCTTTGCGTGTCGGGCTTTGAATGAAGCACGTTTACGCTTCATTGCTTCACTCTCTCCTTTCTTAGGTTTACCGGCTGTTTTTGCTCCTTGCTGCCCAAAACGAATAGTCTTAACTTTATCTCCTGATTTTGCTACAACAATATGGGACTTTTTCGGGTGACCTGGAGTTCTTTTTGGCTTATTGTATCCCGATACCCCGGCTTTCTTCAATCTTGAATCTTTCTTTTTACCTTTTCTTTTTACCGCCACGTTTTTTTCTCTTTACAAAGGTACTAACCATAGTAGGTTTGCCCCCTGGATTGCCGGCCGCTCTTTTTCTACGGACAGCTGACTTTCGTTGCTTTTCAGTAAGGCCAGCGGCTTTGGCAGCAGGAAGACATTTTGGATAACTTTTCTTCCCTGATTTGGTTCTTCCGCATTTTTCAAAGCCGCCGCCCTTTTTAGGTCTGGATATATCTACCCAATCTTCTTTAAACCATTTAGTAAGGCCACCTTTTGGTTTAGCCATTATTTTCTCCGCTATGGAGTAAGACCTCCAATTCTTTTATCTTTAACTCTAAGTCTCTAACTCTTCTTACAGTATCACTTACTTCTGGCGGAGGAGAAAAATTATCAATCCACTCGTCGTTTTCTTCAACCTCTACTGATACCGCCTGTAAGTTATGTTCTAAAAAGGCTATTCTCTCTGTGATACCAGTATAAGCCCACACAGATACTGCAGTAAAGGTTACTAATCCTATTAAATTCTTTAAGGGTATAGCTAGCTCTGTTGCTTCATTTATCTTTGTGGGCATAATACCTCGCTTATAGACAACTGCCTATCGCTTAGAAGGTCACTTTTTTCCGCGCTTCTTTTTTAAAATAGCTTTTTGAAGTGCTGGAGGCAGCTTCTTTTGAGCGGCTGTCAAGCCTCCCATAGACTTCTTCTTCTTGCCCTTACCTTTCTTAGCGGGACGACCTCTTTTCTTTCCGTAAGTTCCTTTACCTGCTGGCATTACTTTACTCCCATGCGGTATTTTCCGCCTTTGGCTTTATAAGTTTTTACAAGCCACCCATTTGCATAAGCTGAAGGATACACAGCAAACTTTCGTTTGGCTTGTGCCTTCACTCGTGCGTAAAGTTTTTTATTTGTAGGAATAGGCTTTTTCTTTGCAGCCTTCTTGCGCTTACGAACAGCCACTTATGCGTCTGCTGAAAAAAGATCCTTGCTCTTAACTACTACAGGTTCTTTTTTCTCTTTGCCACTTTCGTAAGCTTCTGCGTCTTTCTCGGTTGAAAAGGCTTTTTTACCTTTGTCAGGGTGAATTCCCCACCAAGTATTTCTTTTTTGATAAGCCATTTTTTATCTCCTACACTTGAAATGCAAGTGTTACTACTAGTCCTAATAGGAATAGTATTAGTGCTCCGCCAAATTGTACTTGGCGCTGTTCCATTCTCTCGAGCTTTT